TTTCTTCTCGTAATAGAAGATTCCGCCTACAGGCTGCGTCATCGGCTGAACCGATACCAACTGGTTGGCAATCAGGTTCGGGAACACCCGGCGCAAGATCGGGAACACGTACTTCGTGAACGACCCTGCATTGGTGCTAAGAGTATCCTCATGGAACGACTTGATGTGCTCCATCTCGTTTTCAAGAAGGATCGCAGTGGCCTTTTTCGTATAGCCGCGATCATACTTGACCGGAATGCCCTCAAGGAGATCACTCCACTTTGATACACAGGCGCTAGCATAGCTATCGTCGTGAACCGTTCTCGGACCCGCCTGCTCCAGCAGTGCCCTTGCTTCGCTACTTTCATTACTCATTTTCTACTCCTCAATCGTGGTTGTAACGGCCTTACTCAAGACCTGACAGTCGCCTCATGAAGTCCATGTCATTACCCAAGTCGTCAGTTGCCCGACCACTAGGCTTCTTACCCTTTTCCTCATTCAACGATCCCTTCTCCTGCTGCTCACCTGTGCCACGCTGCAATGATTTGCGCGCATCCACAAGACGCTGCTCAGAGACATCTCTACTTCCCTTCTCCGTCACCAATCTGTCAACCACGGCCTCGGAGGTCATACCCTCCATGAGACTCAACAACTGTCTACCATTTGCCAATCCAACAACCTTATCGTGCTTGTAAACCTCGATTTGAAGCTTCGCCTCAGCACTGGTAGATTCCTCCAGCGCTTCGTCTCGCTCCTTCTCGGCTTCTTGCACGCGGCCCTCAGCATCTTCGCGCTGAGCATCTGCCTCCATGCCAACTTCTACAGCTTTCCTCAATTTAACATCCAACGATTCTACCCTCTCAGTAAGGAGGGACAATTTCTCTCTCATCGCTGCATTCTGCTCTCGCAGTTCAGCATCCTCTTCAGATACCATTCCTTCGTCAGTACGCTCAGGAAGATCCTTTAGAATTGCAGCAAGCTTTTCTTTCGCATCTTCTAAACCATCAAACCTGTGCTTGGACATTAGCTTCCTGATCGATTCGGCCATCGGATGACCACCAATCTCACGCTCTATGTACTCCATGCACTCAGCACTGATCGCACGCTCTTCACTCTTTTCAGCAGACTCTCTCGCTTCTGCAACCTCAAGATCCCTCGCCTTTGAAGCATCAGAAACAGCCTTCTCATCATCAGCCGCACGGAACGGAGCTACCATCTCCCAGATGGCAGATAACATCGCCTTTGATCCGCCAATCTCAGGATCAGACTCAAACTCCTCGCGAAGCTCACTGGCGATGTCTTCCTTCACTTCCACAATACTGGAAGCAAAACGCTTCTCAAACGACTCTGACATGTCCGCACGCACGCGCTCCTCAGCCTCTTTAACAGCCTCGTCTACGCCCTTGTTTACCTTCAGCTTGGCCTTCGCAATTGCATCCTCCTGCAAGGTGCTAGCAATCTCAGGGAACTCATCCAAGAACATCTGCGAGATGTCAGGTTGCTCACCATCTACATCCTCTGTGAACATTCCGGGGATAGCCGTCTTAACAGCAGGATCGGCAACGAAATCCCAAGTCTTCAAAACGAAGTCGTCCTGCACAACCTCTCCAACCATCTTCGGATCATTTGATGTTCTCGTTGATCCAAACCCACGAGAAGAAATGCCGATCTTTACCTGAGACTCAATCAAGGACTTGAGGATCTTGCCTTCCGGGGTATCAAGAATCTCAGCCTCTCCAACGATTATCCCGTCCTTGATCTTCTGCCCCAGAATAACATGCGAAACATTTTTCAATGATGTCTTGCCGTTTTCCGGGTGATCAAGCGTACCCAACACCTGACGATTAGACACAGCCTCAGCAAGCCGATCAAATTCTCGCTGCATCAACTTCTCGGTATAGATCCTACCGTTAGCAGTAGCAACTCCAACACGCCCAAACTCCCCACGAGCAATTGTCTTTTTCTTTCCATCAGCGCCAACAGACTCAGTCAAAGTCAGCAAAGATGGAATTGATTCAATCAGCATATTAGGCATTGCATTATCCTTTTTTGCCGGTCTTCCCGCGCCATCGCCTAAACGATGTTCGTGCAATGGGATTCCGGTCAAGTTTTCTCTTGGCTTCAGGGGAGACTCGTCTATCGGTCTTTTTCCCATCAGCCCGAGCAAGTTTCTTGAGTGAGTCAAAACCTGCCATCTCCTTCCGCCCCGATGAGGTTCCCGTGCGGCGATTCCACACGGCCTCTGCGAGACGGTCCGTTAGTTTCCCAGCCCACCATCAACGCCAAACCTACCAAGCGACTTATGAACAAGAGTAAGTACCGGCTTGATTTCCGCGATAAACTCATCCTCATCCATTACGTCTTCATCAAGACGACCAGCATCCCAAGATGCAGCAATCGGCTCATACGATTCCTCAAATATCCGCGTCACAGCCTCGTCCAAGAACTCGCCAGAAAGCATTTCCATGATGCTGCCAATGCGATTGAGCAATTCATCACGTACCGTAACAGTCTCATCCTGTGTATCCTCTACCAGCCCAGCAAGCTCCATGGCGAACGTAGACTCGGTGCCCTCACGACGAGCAGCCCATCGATCAGACTTGCGCGTTGATTTCTTGCCCTTCCCAGACTTGGACCACTTACCCTTCTTGCGACCCATCTTGATAAGCTTGCCAGCGCCACCAGCGGCCTTAGCGGCCCTTACACAACGACGCCCGCTCTTGTCTCCCGGATCCTTGCGCGTCCCCGGAGGACACTGGAAGGATGCCTTCTTAGCCATGCTGCCAGCCTTCGACCGACGAGTTTTCTTCGCAACAGCCTCAGCTACCAAAAACTCAACAACCTCATCAGCGCGTTCCTTGAGAGAGTCATCGGCGTCTTCAGGAAGATTCTTTCCCTTTAACCCTTCCAGAATCTCATCAACGTCGTCGTCGTCAAGATTCTCAAACTTGAGTCCCATGATGGCGTCAAAAAGATCCTCGTTAACATCTTCCGATACCAGAGGATCATCGCTGTCTTCATCGTCATTGTTTTCAACCATCTTAGCAGTCAAAAACTCAACAACCTCTTTGGCGCGATTTTTCAGAGCATCATCAGCATCTTCAGGAAGCTTCTTTCCCTTCAACGCCTCCATAACATCCCCAACGTCACTGGTGCTAAGATTGTCAAATGGCATCGCCATGATCGAATCAAACAATTCATTGTTGACACAATCATCATCCAATGGGCTGACATCTCCATTGGTGCCACTATCGCTGTTCTCGGTAAGTTCCATACCACCACTAAGAACAACAGACTCAGCCATGTTGAAATTGGAAAGTCCCAGTTTCTCCATGTCCTCATTCAAGGAAGATTTGATAACACGCTTTGACATTTTCTACTCCTCGTTCTCTTCGTTGTGTGACTTTGTCTTTAAGTACGCCGTCACGACAGCCATTGTTTTCGCTCGCTCAGCAAGTCGGTCATGTGCATCTGCCATGCGTCCGACATCCTCGGTTCGCATCAATTTTTCAGCCTTGCCGAGCAAGCCACTAACGGCATGCGCTTCAACATTCAACGATTCGCAGATAGCACCAAAAAACTCATTCTGACTATTATCAAACACCATCTTATTGCATTCGTCAACCATCTCGTTTGCTAAATCAGCAATAATAGCTAATGCCTCACGCAATTCACCCTCAAATTTGGGCAATTTTGATCGTGCTATTTTCGCAAACCTAGTAGATGGAAACAAAGACTCAATCTCTCGTATATTCCCATACATAGAGGTTCGTATCTTCTCCTGATTTGCCTCGTACATTGCAAACCATTCTGACTCATCCGCAGCCTCATTAATTTTTTCCAAAACATCCGACACCCAATACGTCTCATCCTTGTCCAATAACTGCGCAACCTCACGAACTCCAGTTCGCGAAATCTCTTTTCCAGAAGATGCAGCCTCTACCATCGTCCTCAATTGACCAGCAATAAAACGCGGGATATTGTCGTCCTCAATAACTGGAATATCCTTTGTCGGCTTTGCCTTTACAACAACAGCGCCATCATCCTCCACCTTATACGTCACCTTCAGCATCTGCCCATCGCCGTCAATGGCATATGCATGCTTCTGGTGTGTCGCCAAAATACGTACCGGAGAATCACCAAAATGCTCGTCAATTGCCTTCTGCACAACTAACGACTGATGCTCAAGACTTCCCTTGAACTTTTTATCTATTGCAGACCCTTGAATATACATTATTCACCTATCCAGTGACCACTCGCTTTTTAATTGCCTTCTCAAGCCCGCTTACCTGAGATTCCAATCTCTTAAAACGTTTTATCACTTCCGAGTTGCTTTGACTACTTTCTTCAATAACCTTCTTTAGACCAATCAATTCTTTTCCCATGCTTGACTCAGCGACAGGAGGCTCATCGCCTATCTGAGGCATCTCCTGCAATTGCGGATACAACCTCATTATGTCAGCCTGCGTCCCCGCATCCCGCTTCGAATCAACATCCTGCTCGTCGTCCTTATCACGCTGAATAGCAATAGCATCGTCCAGCGTGTAATGGAATATCTTCTCAAGGATCCAAGGCTTGCTCGCAAAGTCCATCATCGAAGTTGCCAGCGCCGCCTGCGCATTCATAACCTCAATCTGTTGCATCTCAAAGATCGCAGATGGAATGGTCATCCTGATCTTCCACTCTACAGAATCAGGATCAATGTTCAACGCCGCCATATGAACACGAAGAACCTTGCGCATTCCAGTAACAAAATCACGCTGTATCCTCATGCACACGCGAGCGAACCGCGCATCCTTCTGTGCCAGCGTCCGATCAGACTCAAGATTAGAATCCTTCGGTAACTTCAAGAACCGATCCAGCTTATCCTCAAAATACTGGATGTCCTCCATTAACTGAACGTCAGGCCCAGATAAAACCTCAATACGTGTTGACTCTTTGCCACCCCTTGTAGGGATCCACATGTCTTCCGGTGGACCCAATACATTGTATTTGAAATCAAGTTTTCCAGTGGCAGGATCGATCAGCTTTGTCTTTTTAAAACCACGCTTTACCTTCTTGACAAGAGCCATCGCCTCTCGCGGCGGTAAATCACCAGTGTCTACATAAAACGCAAACCGCCCACCGCTCTTAGTCAGCTTCTGAACAAGAGACATGTCCTCCATCATCACAAGCCGCTTCCAGACCCACCTTGCGCTGTCGAAGAGGGACGACCCATACTGCGACTGCATGTTCTTCCCGCGCAGCCTCCAATGGACAACCTCCCACGGCCTAAAGAAGACAACCTTCCTCTTCTCGTCTTCATCCTTTACTTCAGGAAGACCGCCACCCTTCATCTTATCCACTACAACCTTGTAATCAAAATTGAACGTGCCAGCAGTATCCTGAACAAAACCGATCAACGACCCCTTCTCATCAACAATACGACGCATCGTCGGAGACGGAAGCCAGTTCAACCCAACAACTCCTATCTCATTAACCAATATCTCAGCAAAAAGAGATCCATACTTGCACAGCGTTCTTATAGCAGGCCAAATGTCTTCCTCAATTTTAATGCGTCGATGAAGACAATCATCCACAATATCGCGAATTACACGATCCTTGGACACCCCCCAAATGGTCTTGCCATGAATGCTGTCAGGAACAGTCGAGTTGTCAGCAGCCCTATCCAAACAATCAGTAGTGTTCGGATAATCATCCATGTTCTCATAGTCAGCATAACGAAGCATGAGATCCTGATCGATAGCAAGCAACCCCTGCAATCGGTCATAACCACCTGCGTCTCCCCCGCCTATTGGTGCCGCGCCAGAAGAACCACGAGCCTCATCAGCTAGCTTCTGATCCTTGTCGCCACTAACAAACGTCTTTATCCAATCGCGCCATGCCATATATTATTTCCTGAATTTCCTGTCTATTGCGAACTGGAGTTCGTTTCAGTCACCAATCAAAATTGGCATAAAGTCAGAATCATCATCCGCATCTTCCGCCATTGATCGCGCTTCGTCAATACTAATATTTTCAGCAGGTATCATTCTGCTTACCCAATCATGCTCATGCGCACCCGCCCTTGGAGTATCAGTTCCTAATCCAATTGGCAAGCGTGCTGATCCCTGCGCTAAACCGTG